CTGCATATCTGACACTTTGGTTCCCACTACTTATTTGGTGGACACCACTTTGTCGTATGCTTCAGATTATGACCAGACGGCTCTCGCTGGACGCTTACCTTGCAATGATAGGCGGCGGGCATTAAAAAGCCCCGCTTTTGCGAGGCTTATTCGATGTGATAGCTGAGTATCATTCGTCTTTTTTGATTACCACTTCTTGTGGTCTCATCTGCTGGATAGCGCGACAGATGCAATATGGGATTACCGCCCATGCAACGCCCATTGCTGCACCAGCAGCCTGCTGAGGCGCACTAACAGCACCGAACACTCCGATAATTCCCTGCACAAACCCAATAACTCCGCAAATAATGCATACAACCCAGAGAAATTTCATTACCAAAACTCCTTTTATCAAAGAGTCACAATGATAACCCCATGAATTATTTAGTAAAGCATGATCGCAGGCACTCAGTGAATGCCGGGGGCGCTGATTAACGCAGCTTTGTTCAAACGAAGCGAAACCATTTCCATATCTCCTGTAATGAATCTTTTAAAGAGTCGCAATCTTTACGACTCACTAATGGGAAGACCTATTAGGCACTACAATAGATAACCTCAATTCGAGGCTATCTCCCTCAATGTATAAAAAAGGAGAAATTATGGAAGCGTCCAATGTCTTGGTTACAATTCTGTTTGCCCCTGCAACAGCAACGATACTGTGGTTTATTCTGAGCCTGATTCATTTCAGGCTTACTGGCGTTCCATTGGTATGACAACATTGCCATTACGATGGGTTTGTCCATGGTGATGGCAACAACAAATCCACTCGAAAGTGACCTTTGTGATGGCAATAAAAAACTGCCCAGAGGCGGTTAACTGAAACGTATGAATGAGCCATATGAAGCGGATGAGATGCTTATAAGACTTTCCATTCTGTTAATTATGACTGGATCTTCTTTTACTTCCTCATACCATCGGTTGACGGCTGCAATCATATCTCGGCAAAAAACATCGATTTGCAACTGAAGCTTTCCATCATAATGGTTTAAATGCACCAGATGACCTGAACCGGGAGGAGGTGTGAAATTGAATTTCATCATTCTCTTTTTGTTTTCCGGATCAACACCAGCATGAAGGCAAGAACAACGATACAACCAAAAATCTTGTGCATAGAATTTGCATTCTTCAAAACGACCAGCAGTGTATTCGCCCTCAATGTAACGGGTTACCCAGTCTCTATACCATTTCCCCGTTGTCTTCGGACTAATATCAGGTCGCTCTAAGCTTCTACAAATATCTGGCATAGCAAGCGCCATAAATAACGCTGCTAACCAATTTTCACTTTCAAGTGAAGCCTCAATTGAAGTTATGAACCTTTCCATAGATCACCTTTATCTTTTTAGGTGATTATTTATAGCATTATTACAGGCACTCAGTGAATGCCTGCTGTAATGTCGCGATCAGCCAATCAACAATTCTGGCTGCGTCACCTGCATGATGTGCTCATGCTCCAGTGCCAGGACGCGCTTTTCCTTCTTGCGTTCGTTCATTAAACGACTGCCGATCGTGCCTTTCAGCTTCGAGCGTGTTTCTTTGATGGCATAGCGGTGCTGCATTTCTTCGCCCATCGCCATGCGTCGGCTAAGTTGTTCGGACATCCAGTTGAATGCTGAGATATAACTCTCTTTGATTGCTGCAGCAGTTCTCCCAGTGAATCCCATCACAACCATGATCCAGCCATCTTTTGTCAGGCTGTACATCGGGCGAACCTTACCCTGCTCATCGATATAATCAGCCGACGCAAAATTGCGTTGGCCAAACTCACTCGAGCAATCGGACTTAACCTGCTCGATTTTCCTGAGCACATCGCCGTGTCGCTTGCCGAAGTACTTGGCAACTTTTCTGGAAGTGGTGACGACCTCTCCGTTTTTGGCTTGCACCATTTCGCGGAAGTCGAAGGCCGGAATAACTGACGGATTATTCATAGCGTTTTTACCTTTTAGAAAGATGAGCCTGTTCGCACAGAAAAGCCGCCCCGAGATGGTCGCCACCATATACGGCAGTTCTCAGGCTCAGCTTTCTGAAAGACTCGGGATTGTCATGCGCTGCGATGCGCGGTTTACTGCTGGTATAAAAAAGCCCCGCTATTGCGAGGCTATTTGTTAAGGTGACTTGCTTAGTTAATGCTTAAAAATTCCACAGCTTGTCTGATTTGCCTTGAATCCAGGTCTTCAATATCAGTTGCCACCAAATAGAAAGATGATTCGCCAGTAAGAGATGGAACGTTAGCTGTAATAATCTCTAATTCAACCTCAGTATCATCAGAAAGCATCCAGTTGATAGAGTTAAGTGCATCACCTACGTTGATAATCTCAGGTTTTTTACCTTTAAGAATTAAAATGACACTTTTCATATAATTTCTCTGTTGCATGACATTTCAAAACATTATCACAGGCATTCAGTGAATGCCTGCTGTAATGCCTTACTCTTCGACAGTTGCGCCTTCCGGCAACCCTACGCAGCCAAATACTGGCATCCCCGGAGAACGATCATCTTCCACCGCCGTCAGTTGAGATTCGGAAAACCAACGCTCAGTCGCGCAATTACCTGCTGCCTGGTAATAAATGTAGTATTGATTCTCACCAGTAACATGCTGGGATCGGGCCTGTACCTCGCCAAACTCATCACTAATACGCAGGTTCACCAACTGGCCCAGGCAGAATTTAAAATCTTTTGCTACAGGCAGAATTTGACAACCGTTTTGCTCTTTTTCCATCATTCTCTCTCTTTTGGTCTTCAAAAAGCCCCGCTATTGCGAGGCCGTAGTAATTTTATTTGGACAGTTGCGCTGAATGGACCGGTTATGCGTCAACACATCTTTCTTAGTCTGGCGGTCCATAACCTCAATGTCGTGCTCAGTGAGGTAGATTATGCTTACCCAGTCACAGGCCGTGTCCGTTACTTCAGGTTTTGCGGGTAAAGTTTTCGCGCAACTCACGGTCAACATCGTCATCAGGAAGATGATTAACAGTCTGCTGTACATCCCTGGCTCCTTTTGTTGTCTCTACCCGGCGTTCTGCAACGGCTTCAGTAGCTGCTGCACGTTCTTCAGTGCGTTGCTGGTCTGCTTTTGTTTCTGCGATATTGGTTCCGCGTGATTTACCCAGACCAAAAGTACCTGCAATTGCAGCCAGTACAGCAACAGCCAGGCCGATAATCATTTCAAGTCCCATAGCGACCTCATACCAGTGCGGCTCTTGCTTTGGCGTAGCGTGCACGACGGTCGTTAATACCGTTCTGTCCACCATTAATGATCTGAGTGATGCGAACCAGATCGCCGGAGTAGCTCAGGCATCCGCTGGTGGCGTAGAACCATGCAGCTGACCGTGCAGCGTTGATATCCTTTTCCAGCAACTCAGGATTACTGACTAAATCCAGTTTTAATCCCGTTCCGCAGCGGCGGTAATTATCAAGACCGGTAATCTGAATCAGCCCACGGCCACGATATTTCCACCCATCGCCTGATGCTTTGTTACCGAGGCGATTGCTGTACACCAGATTTGCAATGGCTGGCTGATTTGCTACCTGCCCTTTTTCTTTGTCACGCCCAAGCATATATGCCTGATAGTTCGTAATGCGGCGTCCAAAGGTGGTCAGCAGAGCGGCTGGGGTATAGTTGAAGCTCTCCACCAACGCAGAGAATCCCGCTGATTCATGTCCTGCCTGAGCGATAAACATTGCCTGGTCTTCAGGCTTAACAATGCCGAATTCTTTCATTGCAGCATCAATATGCGGAAACCAGCGCGTAGCTAACCCGGCGCTTACACCAGCCGCCTGTTGAAATTGTGATTGGTTCATTAATGCCTCAGCGTATCAACGAGACGCGCCACGTTCCCACGAGCCCATAACACGGCAGCGCAAATAAGAAAGTTTACGATGACCACCATCCAGTGTGACTCCTGGTAGAGGCCAAATAGGTATCGGAATGGAACGCTGGCATAAACCAGCACAACGAAGTACGCCAGCAATGATATAGCGGGGCGATGTCTTGCCCCTTCACGCTGGTAGAACATCAGGACAAGGACGATGACCGCACAAATACCTGCATTCACCATCGCTGACGGATCACTTGTTACCATTGCTGGCCCCTCCTCCACGGAATCGCGAAAGAATACTGAACAGGCTTCCCAAATCCTGACTGTTGAAAAATGTGAGCACTTTGATTGTCATCGCCGCCACTACAACAGCACCAAGTGCGTCTAATGGCCTGTCACTGTACCCGGTAGCTTGTGACAACTTTGAACCAACCAGGCCAGCAGCAAGAACGCCAACAATGAATGACGTCATGAAGTAAGCAATCAATCGTACTCGTGTGATATTTGCCGCTGTCGCTACATAAAATACTGCACCAGCGAATGCGCCAAATACCACGCCATAATCAATACCGGTTGCAAGACCAAATACGCTGGCTCCCATCAGTCCACCAGCCGCGACCGTAGTGCCAGAAACAGGATCGGACATTAAGCCCCCTCTTATTGCTGTGAGTCCTCTCAGAAGCGAGGGGAATAAAAAAGGCCACCCGAAGGTGGCCTTTAATGTGATTCTTTTGCTGAATTATTTCTAAGCGGTAGCGACTACAACCTTACTCAGGAAACCATCATTACTAAGAAGAATGGCTTTCTCGAACTGTTTTGCTTTAAACCACTGCAAATATTTTGTTGCCGTTGAGTTGGCAACACTAAACACTTTTCCGATGAGCATAAAGCTCAACACAACAGGTGCAATGTAAAGCAGGAATGGTAGATTGTTTGCCACCAGAGCCTTATCCATTACTTTTACTGACTCAGACACAGCCTGAAGCAATTCTTCATTTTCACATGCAAACAGCACCTTGGCATGTTTGTTAACTCTTTCTTTGATTTCAGGGTTTCGAGCAAAGTTGATTTCCGCTCTGATCTTGTTACCAATTGTTAACAGGTGAAGTCTGTTGATCGTGTTGTTTAAGCCGTCGTGGATAAGAACAGCTGCTTTCATGTCCTTAGGGCTAAGATTGCCTGAAATAATTTCATTTCGAACTTTATCACGAATTTCGAAGAGCTCATTCCTAAAAGAAAGCCTCAATGATGGCTGCAAAATCCTTTCGTAAATGAAATGAAATGCAGCAAAAGCACATAGCGTGAAAAACAACGCAGTGATCATGGTGCATCCTCCAATTTAATTGTTGTTACTGGTCACTCGTCCCGAGTGGCTGTGACGTTTTTTGTTGCTGCAGAGTTGTCTTCTCTTTTCCTATGCGTTCAGCCTCGCTGCTGAAATCCTTACGCATAATCCTAGCATGACCTGCCCATGCGATAAGTGCAAGTACAAAGAATATCCAACCAAGCATGTTCCAGTTTAGAAGAGATACCAGGATATCGTGAATAACGTCTGGAATTTTCTCATTTGGTACACGAGTAAGCAAGATAACGAGCACTACAAAGACACATAAAGGCAACATCTGCCCTGTAGACATAGCTCTGTTGACAATATCCCTGGTTGCATGCGCCCAAGTGATCTTTGTGATACTGCTTGGCTTGCCGCCAGTTCTCTTATGATTGCCACTCATATTGTTAGTTATAGTCACGTTTTGAAGGGTAATTAATC